TTTCTCCGTCTGCGCGGCCAGACCACGCAGGAATCTATGAGCGTTGGTGCCGTCGGGCGTCCCACGCGACGACTGTTTCAGTTCCGACGCCAGACGGAGTATCCGCTTGGAATCGGACCGTGAGAAATTACCGGCGTCCCGCAGGAACTTCTCGAAATCGCGGAAAGTTTTAACGTCACTGACGAACGCTTTCGGTTGGGCCGGGAACGGGGTCAGGGAAACTTCCCATAGGTCGATCTGGTTTATCTGGCGGACCCCGGCGGCGTCGTCCCATTCCCAATCGCTGGTGGTAAAACCAATCGACAGGCCCATCCGATAGCCGACCGCCGCCGCCCCCTTCAGCATCTGGTACGCGTCGTTCCCTTCCCGGGTCCCGGTGATCAGTTGGCCGCTCAACAGCAGACCCTTCATGTCCTCGACCAGGGACGTGGAGAAACCCAGCGGTGGGGCGTCGAAATTGTGGTTGTACAGAATCGGGACCAGTCCCTTTTTGTCGACGATGGTCTGGCCGAATGCGCCGGGAGCGATCCGGTCCCCTTGAAGGTCCTTCGCGTACGCGGCGGCGTAACCCGAAAACAGGCCGTCGTTCCCTTCGTCGGTCTTACATTCGAAGGGGAACGATTTGTACTCCATCACGGCGGCGTCGGTCGGCATAACTTTACTCCTGTGCTGGTTGCGGTTCAGAGGCTAATGGCGGCGTCGGTGTCGGCTTCGGCGGCGGCGGGGGCGGGGTCTGTTCCCCCGGTTCCGTCGCGACCATGTTCAGCGGCGTCAGGCGGGTATCGCCACCCTCGAAAGTATTCATATCCTCGCTGGTCAGAATGTCGTTGGCACTGAGCCAGCCCCACTGCCGCCCGACCGCGTAACTGTCGTATCTGGTCTTGACGTCCCCCCGCTCAAATGCGTTCAGGTTGAACCGCCACGTGACGTTGGGTTCGGGGACCAGGGTCTTATCGACCCCTTGTTCCAGGCAGCGGACGTACGGGTACAACGTGTACCGGACGAACTCAATCGACTGTTGCTCCACGCTGGCGTAGGTCGGCTTATCCATTGCCCCGATCAGGTGGGGCGGGACCCCGAAGATTCTGGCGATTTGTTCGACCGAAAATTTCTGTTCCTCGATGTACTGAAGCTGTTCGGGCGGGATTCCAATCGGGGTATACTTCATACCCTCTTCCAGAATCGCGACCCGGCCCGCGTTACCCGGCCCGCTGTGAATGTCGGTCCACGAAGCGCGGATGCGGTCGTGTTGGGCCTGTTTCAATTGGCCGGGATATTCCAGGACCCCGCCCGGTTGGCCGCCGTTGTTGTACAACGCGGTCGCGTACGTGGTCGACGCGGTCGCCAGACCGAACGTCATCTGGTGATACACCAGGACCGGCAACCCGAAGTAGCCGTCGAGGGTGAACATGCGGAAGTGAATAATTTCGCTGTCGGTGAAGATGGTCTGCCGCCCGATGGAGTCGTAATAGTAGTAGCTGATGGTCCCGTCCCCGTTGATGACCATCGTTACCCTGGCCGAATTCAGCGGCCATAATCCGACCACTTCCCCGTTGAGCCGGTCGACCCAGGTAAACGAATTCCCGTACAGCATCAGCCCTAGCAAGGTCGGCTGCAACCACTGCTGCATGGTCATCATGGGATTCGGGGACTGGGTCAGAAGCGGATACAGGGAATCGTTCGCGGCCTTTTCCTTCCCGGCGTCGGTGATCCGTATCAGGTCGGTCGGCAGGGACGCCAGGGAAGTAGAGATCAGACGGCAACAGCCCCACACCGCCGCGCTGGCCAGGGCCGCGTTGGCGGCGGGGTTCCCGTACATGGTCCCGGCCATCGTGGTAATCGGACCGGCGGAAGAACTGAAGGTCGGACCGCCGCCGCCGGTATTGAGCGGGGTCCCCTGGATTCCTTTTAACCCGGTCGGCTCGACCGACGCCGCCGTCAACGCAGCTGGGGGTCCGGTGGACCCGAAACCAGGCAGCCGGTCGAAGACCCGTTGAATCAGATTGCCCATAATCCCCTGTCCTCGTATGACTTGCTCGACCCGGTCCGATACATCCCCCGGTGAATGACCATCAACAGGCTAACCACGCCGTCGATTTTCTTTTCTTCGGATTCCTTCGTCGGCTTCATCAGGTCCCCGCTCCGCTCGACCTTCAGGTTCGCCATCATCCAGCTAAGAATCGGGTCCCCGTCATGGCGGATTTGCTGACCCAGGACCAGCCCCTCCAGTTCGATCATCGCCGGGTGCATATTCGGCGCAGATTGGCGGACTTCGACGGGTTTCCGCAGACCGGCTTTCTCGATGTCGTTCACCAGCGGCCCCGCGTGATACGGGTCCAGGGCGATGTCCTTCACGTCGAATCGGGTACAAAGGTCCGCCAGATTGGCGATGATGTAATCGAAATCAGTGACGTTCCCCGGGGTCGCGGTCAAGCGGCCCATCGTCTCCCAGGTCTGGTAATGGCCGTTTTCAGCGCGGTTCACGGTGTCTTCGGGCAAGTAGTAATACCCGAAGACCGCCCACTTATCCCTGGACGCGGTCGGCGGGAATCCGACCACCATCGCGGCGATATCGTTCCGCCACGCCAGATCAATTCCCACGTAACAGGATTCCCCGGCGAAATCTTCCAGGTCCAGGGTATCGTCCCCGCATTTCTCCCACGCCCCCGCCGGTAGCCATGTAGTGGCCGCGTTAATCCAGACGTTCAGGTGTTTGGTCAGGAACGCGGCCTGATCGCTGGCCATCTGCATGGCCCGTTTCGCGTCCATCCGCATCCCTTCGGGGCGGACGCTGATTCCGTAATTCGGGTTCGCCTTGATCCAGGATTCCTCGATCCAGGGATCGTCCCCGGGGTCGATGGTGTATATCATCCCGAAGTACGCGTCGTCTTCGATCCGCCCTTGCAGAATGTCGATGACGTAATTGTGCTGGTCGTAGCAGACGCTGGCCCGATTGGTCCCCGCCGTCGTGATCGCCCATATCAGCGGTTGGAGCCGGGACCCGGTCGCCGTCGCCAGGACGTCCCATAGTCCCCGGGTCGGGTGGGCGTGAAGCTCGTCGACTAACGCCGCGTGAAGGTTCAGCCCGTCCAGGTTCGAATGTTCGGCGGACAGCGCCTCAAACTTCGACTGGGTCTGCATCTGGACGATGGTGTGGGCCAGGATCTCGATCCCGAACCGGGAACAGTAACCCGGCTCCTTCCGCGCCATCCACTGGGAATCGGTGAAGACCAGCTTCGCCTGTTCCCTGGTGTTCGCCGCACTGACGATATGTCCCCCGTGTTCCCCGTCGCACGCCAACAGGTACAGGCCGATTGCGCTGGTCAGGGTCGATTTGGCGTTCTTCCTGGGGACCTCCACGTACGCGACCCGGAACCGCCGCGCCCCGGTCGCCGCCGCTTTCCACCCGAAGACGTTGGACACGATGAAACACTGCCAGTCCTCGAGCGAAATCCGCCGCTGTTCCTTCGCCCAGTGACCGTGAATGTGGGGGAAATGCTGGATCACGTCCAGGACCCGTTCCGCCGCACGTTCGTCGAAGTGGAACGGCTGGTCCTTCCCCTTCCACCGTTCCAGGTCTTTCAGGTGGCGTTCGGCGGCGAGGCGAACCCATTGGCACGCGGGGACGCGGTGACCGACCACCGCCAGGGCATAGTCCGTTCCCCGGGCCACATTGGGGCACGTCCTGGTCGCGGTCGCTGGCACGTGTTTTCGCTAGGTAACGGTCAGGGCAAAGGTCAGGAAGAACAGACCGGCTCCGATCAGGTTCCCCCTGGTCCAGGCGACTCCCAGTGCCGCCAATAGGAAACAGATCAGAGCCAGAATCATCAGAACCAATTTCAGGTTGATCATACTCACTCCAGTTCCAGGGTCCCGTCCGGGGTGATACTGATCTCCGCGCCCGCGACGGGCCATTCAATCTGAACCCCGCCGCTACTAAGCGGGACGACCCGGGGTTCGGCGTTGATGATCAGTTCCGCCAGGGCGATGGCCTCTTCGGTCGGCGGCGGCGAACCGTAGCCGTCCCAGTCTTCTCGCAATTCCCGCAATTCGTCCAACGTAATTTTGTCCGCCATTATCCGGCTCCTTCGACGTCGTCCCAGCCGCCCGCCGCGTGCAACGGGGTATCACCCATGATGATCCGGGTCCGCGAAGCGGGACTGAATCCCAGGTGGTCGACGGCCCGCATCATAATCAGCGCCTGTTTGTTCACGATGGGAAGGAACGGGGACTGGATCGGCAGCCCGGTGTTCGGGGCTTTCACCAGTAACCCGACCTTGCGGACTTCGGCTAACGCCTGACGGTGCAGGACGTGGGCCGAACACCATGTCTCCAGGACCGCCGAATCAATTCGTTTCAGCAGACCACGGGGGGCGTTGTCGATCGCGTACTTCCAGACTTCCCGCAGGTCCCCGTCGAAATGTTCGGGCGGGTCCGTCAGGTCCCCGACCGGCATCGGCTCCCGGGGGTTCGGCGGTTTCTTGCTTCGTTTCCCCCGGATAATTTTCAGGTGGGTCGGCATTGGTTTCGGTCCCGGCATAATCAGATCCTCGAGTGGGTCAGCTGGATTGCCGCGAAGAATTCCCGCCGCAGTTCCCCGTTTTCCCTGAACAGTCCAAACATCGCGGACGTAATGAACGTCGCCCTGGATTTCCGCGCCCCACGGCAGGACAGGCACCCGTGGGTCGCCTCGATCACGCACCCGGCCCCCTTGGCGGAAACGTGTTCCATGATGGCGGTCGCGATCTCGTGACACAACCGCTCTTGCATCTGAAACCGGCGGGCGTAACAGTCGACCAGCCGCGCCAGTTTCGACAGCCCGACCACGTGGGTATCAGGGACGTACGCGATATGAGCTTGACCGCTGAACGGCATCAGGTGGTGTTCGCACAGGGACACGAATTCAATGTCTTTCAGGATCACCAGATCGTCCCCCGGTGCGGGGAACCGGGACGCCAGGATCGCTTCGGGGCCGACCTCGTAACCTTCGGTCATTTCGTACAAGGCGCGGATCACCCGGGCCGGTGTATCGGCCTGGACTTCCGGGGACGTGGGATAGATCCCCAGGACCCGCCGCAGACCGGCCTCTAACGCGACAAACGCGTTGTTGTCGACCGTCGCCGGGTCGGTCACCGCAAATTCGCGAACGCCATCTTGTGATGCTGGACTGTCAACCGCCACTGCGGATTGTCCAGAACTAGTTTGATGCACCATTGAATCGTTTCCTCGTTGGTGTGACTGGCCGAAAACAGCGGCGAAATCAGGTAGTGTTTTGCGGCCAGCTTTGGCCTGGGGATCGCCTGACCGACCCCGCGAACGTACTTCAATTCGTCGACCCGCGAAAGTTTGATGGCGTGTTCGGCCACCTTCGGGGAACAGGTGATCCAGTCGATACTGGCGACGGGGTCCACCGTCCCGTTGGTTTCACAGGCGACGAACCAGCCGCCCTGGTGAAACTGGTCGACCAGACCGACGTCGGCCTGGAGCAGGGGTTCGCCCCCACAAAGCAGGACATCGCGTATCGGTCCCCTGGTCGGCCCGTTATCCGGGGTCCGTCGGGCTTCGGGGACCTGGACCCCGTCCCCGTTGGGGGTGACCGCCGCCAGTTTGTTGCACTGGTCGACGATCTGTTCCGCCGTCAGGTCCGTTCCCGATTCATACTCCGTATCGCAGAAATTGCAAGTCAGGTTGCACAGGCTGAACCGGACGAACACGTGCGGGATTCCATACCGGACCCCTTCGCCGTGGATCGTCCGGTATATCTCGTTAACCTTGTATCGCCGCTCCGACATGTTCCCCTTCAATGTTCAGACCATTCGCGGCCATCGCGACGGCACGTTCCTGGCAGGAATCACACCGCCCGCAGTGGGGGACGGCGTTGGTGTAACACGAGTAGGTCTGGCTGTAGTCGACCCCCAGCCGCAACCCTTCGGCTACGATCCGGCTCTTGTCGGTCGCCGCGTACGGGACGTGGATCTCCGGGCAGTAATCCCGGCTGGTTCCCGCCCTGGCCGCTTCGGTGAACGCCGCCGCGAATTCCATCGTGTCGTCGTAATACTGGCCGCTCAACAGCCCGTTGCACCCGGCGTAAATATCCTCGATCCCCAGGGACTCTCCCATTCCCACCAAGTACGCGAAAAAGATTCCGTTCCGAAACGGGACGTACGATGGCGGGGTCCCGCCCTGGTTGATCTCTTCGACCGTCCGGTCGGCGGGTAGCTCACGGGATGATCCTGCCAGCAACGCGCAGTTGGTCGCCGCCGGTCCCAGGTCCAGGGGAATCTCGTAATGGATCACGGCTCCATACCGTTCGCTGTTCCCCGCCGCGACTGCCAGTTCGTGACGCAGGGTCTGGCCGTAATCGAAAGTAACCGTGATCACGGCGAATCCACGGGACCGGACCCTGGCCAGGACGGTCGTCGAGTCGACCCCGCCGCTCAGTAGGACCAGGGCGTCCGCACTATGCCGCATTTTTCAGTTCCTCCATTTCCCGCCGCCACCGGAACTGGATCTCC